TCATTTTTTAAGCTATTATATTCAGTTATATCATCTCTCCATTCTTCATAATCATCTAAATACCTAGCACTTTCACTAGAAGGGTCAGCATACGCTTCTTCTCTAGAAAAATTCCTAGGTTTGTCGGGCCTTTTAGGCGGGTCAGGAAATTTTTCAACTGGTTGCTCTTGAACAGGTTGCTGAGGTTGAGCAGCTTGCATTTGTTGCAATTGCTCCATCTGCTGTTGCTGTTGAGCTAACTGATTTTGAGCCTTGTTGGCTTGTGATTGCCAGTACTCAAAACGTTTCTCATCATTCTTGGCAGAATACTCCTGGGCTTGTTCCTGTATGGGAGCTTCTTGTTGAGGTGTTCCCTCCTGAGGGGAAGCCTCTTCTGTTGTTGGTGTTGTTTCCTGGGCACCAAAAAATGCCTCCTCAACTGACGTCTGATTACTAGAGTCCTCACTAGGGAATGGCCCTTCAAATGCTGTATTAGCATCATTAGGATTCGCACTTTGAGGAGTGTCTACATTATTATCTGTCATTTCTTTTTACTCGCTTTCGACTTGCTCTCCTTGCCGCCTGGAGAGGTAGAAGTCTCCTTTTGTATTGAATCAGCGACATCTCGCTTGATTACGGCTAAATTATCGTCAAGACGTTTTTCATATACGGTACCTGCAGCCTTTGCTTTATTACTAACCTGGTCAAGTTCGTTTTTAAACTTCTCAACTTCAATTCTTTTTCTAAGATTCACAGCTTCTCTATCTCTTGTCTGTAAATCACCTCTTAATTTTTTAATCTCATTCATAGATTGCTCTACTTGGGCTCTTAATTGAGATATTTCATCTGTTCTAGTAAGAACTCCTTCCATATCCCATACTTCAGTTTTCTTAAGAACTTCGTTTCTATCAATGATTCCTTTACTATATGCATCCATATGAAACTCAAGTTCAGCATATCTATTAGAAGGTAATGTACTACCTGCTAGATAAATTACGTCATATTTTCCAATTGTAATATCATTAAATACTTGAATTTCGCCTGTTTTATCATCTACAAGCTTTTTATTGATAACATATTCATTTAAAGAGTTATTAGGTTGTATAACTCTAAATACCTTTTCTGTAGTATATAATTGCTGCATTAATGCTAATGCAACTTGTCCAACCTTTGTTAAACCAGCCTCTATATCTGCTAATTTAGACTTTATCTTTCTTTGTCCAAACTCATCTAATGATATAGTAGCCTTATAAGTTTGTGGAGCAGCCTGAGTATTTCCCATCATCATTTCATATAACCCTAATTGATGGTCAATGTCAGATTTAGCTGTTGTTTCTCCTTGATATAGTTCATTAGGTAATGGTGATGGCTGAACAGGCATAGGCGCTCCATCTGTTGGGTCGTAAGGTATAGCCACCCCTGGCTGAGCCCATTTTTGCTCAAATTCTGCCATGTCTACACTACCTTCTGGTACAAGTATCTTAGTATTAGTACTTGTAGTCGCATGCGCTACTATTAATGAACGCATCTTATTTATGTACTCTTGCAACCCTTTAACCATTCTGATGTCAGATTGAGGATAAGGAGTTCTTGTATGAAGACTCATAAAAGGTATAATAGGATAATCTTCTATAGGTAACTCTCTACTATATAGATGTTTATCTCCAATAATAACACACATGTATACTCTTTTTACTTGAATATTCACTACCTGTATTTGCCCTTGAGCTATTAAATCCATATACGTTATTTCTTGAATATTTAATTGCTGTTCCATCTCAGGTAGTATCGCATCATCATCTAGACCCATCTGGTCCATCTGGTCTGCCATCTGCATTTGATGTTGCTGCTTCATTTGTTCGTGCTGAGCTAATAATTGCTTAACTTGATTCTCATCAACCATTACCTGACCATTAACAATCCAAGCTGGTCTTTGTGCATACTGCTCATATTCTTCTTCGTTTAATAAATGTTCATCCTTGCTGAATACTTCGTATATTCGATATCTATCAACCATTCTTTTATAATATCGCTCATAACCTCTAACATACTCATCGTTTTGAGTTCTGTCTATATCTTCTGGGAAATGTGCTGCAAAGTCATTTGCCCTACCAGTAGCAGGTCTATCATGGTCAAAGTCAGCAGTATTGTTATTAGAATTCCTAATAGCCTTTTCATACATAGGATATAATTTAGCTGCCTGGTCTTTAGTAAATAGTCTTGATACTATAATATTTTCAGCATCATTAAAGAATTTATCTCTAGAATTAGGGTCAACATAGACATCTAATGGGTCTATATCGTGCATGCAAACTTCACCTTTCCCCATATCCATCATTGGGTCTTGATATACTTGAATATACCCTAAACCAGTAACATAATAGTCGTCAATCATTTGTCTGACTACAGTTCTTCCATCAGATATGTCATACATATATGCCAATAATGCGCTCATTGTCTGAGCTACCTTATTGTCAGAATCTTCTCTTGGAGCCACTCTAAATGCTGGTCTATTAGCAGACATCATCGCTTTTGCAGCCTCTACAGCAGGATGTATCCTATTAACAACAATGGGGGCTTGCCCCCTTGCTTTTAAAATATCCTCTTGCTCTTTAGTCCATTGTCTTCCGAGCCTAAACTCTTTATCCTCCTGGACATGCTGAGCCCAGCTATCTCGTTTCTTGCCGTATTCCTGCCATAAATCGAGAGTTTCATCTACTAGAGGTTTGCCTGAAAGCTTCTTTTTATTGGTATTTGCCATCTTGCTAATTTAACTCCTACATAGTCAACCAATCAAGGAATTTCTTTTTCTTTTTTTTATCGTATTTTGTTTCATCATATTCTTTGAGTCTACATGGCTTAGCTCCATCAAGAGCTGTCCACACTCCATCCATGACATCATCATGCTTTCCTCTAGGATATGATAAGAATTCCTGTTGGCCTTTTATATCTTCTGGTCTCCAATAGAATTGCTTTCTTGCAAACATTGGGACTAAAGACAGTAATCGTTCTGATTTTCTAGTTCTTGGCTTCACACCCTTTTCTAATCCAGGTATGTATAAGCCCTTTTCCTTCATAATATCTCTAACACCTACTCTAAGAGCTTCCTGATAACCAGTAGTCTCTATCTTCATTCTTCTAGGTTTATACTTCATATAAGTATCAATAATTCTTTGTGGCTGCTTAGAAGGAGTTAGTCTTTCTCTAACTACATCAAGTACATATTTATTATTTTCATTATCTATACCAATAGTGGCAATAACGAAGTAGTCCGCACGAGCCGACAGGGAGGAGGCTGGGTCCACCCCGCTATATACCTCTATTGGAATAATAGTCTCTTTATCGTCTATCTGTCTAACTAAACATCCTTGTCCATTACGTATTTCAAAGTCATAATGATGCAATTGCATCCACTCAGGTTTAAATGGAGCATTATCAGGTGACTGAGCTATATTCATATATTCTTGATAGAATCCATTTAGATTTCCTATACTAGCGAACTCTTCTTTAATCTGCAAGATTCGTTCTCTAGGAAATCTTTCAGGCCAGATGCTCTTTTCATCGTCATCCCATATACTATACCACAATACTTTCCATGCAGAAGATTCCTTTATCCAATATAAGAAACAATCTTCTGATATTACTGTTCCTATCATAACTAATTTACCATCATCTGATAAAGAAGGTACAACAGCCTCTGTCATCCATTTTTTATTCTTAGCTCTAGCTTCAGGGGTAAATGCATTAAGCTCTGACTCAAAATCATCTACTATAATAAGATTAGGACGAGTATCACCTTCAATAAACCCCCTAACTCTCTGTCCTGTACCCACAGCTATGATTCTAGTACCATTAGCAAGTATTACATCGTTATTAGTCCATCTCTTAGCTGTTTCAGGGCCCATATCTCCAAATAGCTCTCTAAATGTTTCTGAATGACCTAAATGGTACTTTATTCTAGATAAGAAGTTGATAGACTGAGTCTGTGATTCTGATATAATAACTATAAATAAATCCTCGTCACTTCTTTTAAAAGCCGCCTTCCATAAAGGATATATCAAAGAAGTTGTTGTACTCTTTGCTGTGCCACGAGGGGCCGCTATTGCGACCCTTCGTTGTTCGTTATCGGATAAGGACTTGTATATATCGAAGTGGAAAGGAGGTATCTCCTTTCGGAGGGCTGTTGGGAAGCAGTACCTTCCAAACAAAGCCATATTCTTATACAGCTTCTTTAATGCTTGTTGTTGA